TAGGAATTGTTTCTTTAATATCAGGAGATCCTCCAGGTAAGGCTATCTTTAAGGCACTTGGTGCAGCATTAGGTGGAGCACTTGGAACCTTTATACCTATTCCTGTTCTTGGTACATTGATTGGTGAGACAATTGGTGTGTTTGTTGGTGAGTTATTATATTATCTGATTATAAAACGAGATCCTAAAGCAGCATTTCAGTTCCTGAAAGATAGCTTTATGAAGATCTTTAATGTAGGAAAGAATATATTCCTATTCTTTAAGGATGGATTTAGTAGGTTTATTACTACCTTCCCAATGGTGAAGTTCCCTGCTCAGAGTATTGGGCACTATATGTACAAGGCATTGTCTATCAATCCCATCTATAAAGGGATGATGGATTTTGAGGTTCCTGGTTGGAGGGTTATACCTAAATGGATTCGTGGATTCTCATTAAAGAAATTACTAAGTTCTCTTCCCAGTATTCCTGAGATGTTAGGAACTATATTTAATTTACATCCTTTGTTAAAAATGTTAGTTAAGGATGGAAAGGTAGAAGGGTTCCCTGCAATATGGCAGTTGATGAATCCTGTCTTTATGATTAAGCATCTGAAGGAATCATTCTTCCCATCTAATGGAGGTGGACCAAGTAAACCAACTGTAGAACAATCTCAATCTGTTTCAGAGGTAGGTGAACCTAAAAAAGAAAAGAAGAAGAAGGAAGATCCTGTAAAGAAAGAGAAGAAGAGATTAAACAAATTGTATAAGAAGAAGATTGAAAAAATTCATACTTCTATAACTGATTTTGTTATGGGTGTAGGTGAAGCAATGAAAATTCCTTTAGTCGAGGAGGAAGCAGACACACCTAAACTACAGGTTGCTGGTGCTACTACTAAGAGTACAAGTTCAACTAATGAAAAGATATCTTCAGTGAGTTCTCATGCTTCATATGAAGAGGGTGCGGGAACAACTGTTATTGTTCAGGATAATAGTACTACATCAGCACCATCTCCAAATAAAAAGGAAGAGTTGGTAGTTAGTTCTTCTGGTGGAGGTGGAGAGGATCCGTATGAGTCTCTTGATCAGTTTGGTTAAATATAAGTATGGAGTAATAATAAAATGACCGAAAAAGTACTTGGATTAGCTGCAGAACCATCTGCAATTAAATCTGTATCAATTATATCAAATAAAACTGGTGAGGCAGTAGATATCTCACCAGGAATTTCTATGCTTATGTATTTTGAGAGTATTCTACAGGATACTCTTAGAGTTACTATAAGGTTTGTTGATTCAGGAGATTCTACTAAGGAAGGTAAGACTGTAAGAGAAGGTCTACCTCTTGTAGGGCAAGAAAGAGTTGAGATTGAGTTTGAGGATAATAATGAGATTGCTATAGGAGCAGATCCAAAATTAGTTTTGTATGTTAATAAGATAACACCTGTAGAAAATGATACTAATATTGAATTGATTCAATTAGAATTAGTATCTAAGGAGTTTATATTAAATGAAAAGATAAGAGTTAATACTAGGTATGATGGTAAGATTAGTGAACATATTACGGATATATTAAAAGGCAATGAGAATTATCTTGCTACAGAAAAGGAATTAGATATTGAAGAAGTTGAAAATAATTTTAATTTTATAGGTAATAATAAGAAACCATTTTTTATGGTGAATGCATTATCAAAGAAATCTGTACCTGTGGGTAAGAAAGGAAAGGCAGCAGGGTTCTTTTTTTATGAAACATCTGATGGATTTCATTTTAAATCATTAGATACTTTATTAGACCCCTCTAAAAATGAAAAAGTTAAATCTGTTATCTATAATGAAACACCTGAATCTAAAGGGGTAAACATACCTGAAGGATATGATATGAAAGCTTTAGAATATAAGTTAGATAATCGTGTTAATGTTCAAGAGAAATTAAAGTTAGGTGCTTATGATAGTAAAATAATATTATTTGATCCTTTTGATTGTTACTATCAGGTAGTTACTGATAAAGCAGAGGATAAAGATACTGAGCAATCTGCAGGTAAAGAACTACCTGTATTAAACAATGAGTTTGAGAGAGTTAATCAACCTCAGAAAAATTCTACTAGGACTACTTATTGTTTGGTTGATAGGGGATCATTACCAACTGGAGATACCTCTGAGCAAATTGACGGTGCAGAGGCACAGAATTTTGAGTATCTAAACATAACTAATCAGGCAATCAGAAGGTATAATCAATTCTATGCATCAAAAGTCACGATTACCTTACCTGGAGACTTTTCATTACATGTAGGTAATGCTATATTTGTAGATGCACCTGGATTATCAGCAGAAAAAGATGGTGGAACCGACCAGGAGGCTGGTGGGATATATATTATAGCGGATTTATGCCACTATTTGACCACGGAGGTAACCTATACTAAATTAAATTTAGTTAGGGATACTGTTGGTAGAAAGGGTACAGCAAGCTAACACTAGGAGAGAACCTATGACTATTAAACACGATCTAGAACATGAAGTATACCTTGACCCTAAAGATGGTAAGGAGCATACTAATCATGGTATGCATGAGTATACTAAAGAAGATCTAGAAAATGTTCATGCTGACTATGATGTTTATCATAAGGATGATGTGATAGATAACAATGAAGGTAAGATAAATGATTATCATACACGTCATGAAGATCAGCACTTAGAAATTTATTGCGATAATCATCCAGATGCAGCTGAATGTAAGGTATACGACGATTAATTAACCTATGGATATCGGGGGATCATTATTTAATTCGGGCTTTTTAGGTGCTGACTTCTTTTGGTGGGTCGGACAGATTGCTGACGACTCCACTTGGAGAGATAATATAACCCCAGGTAAACATGCTAACAGGCAAAAGGTTCCAGGATGGGGAAGAAGATATAAGGTAAGAATTATTGGTCTTCATGATAAAGAAGAGGAGGCTGTTGCATCTGATCAGTTGCCTTGGGCACAGGTAATGTACCCAGTTACTGCTGGTGGAGGTCAGGGTAGTGCGTTTCAGACTGCAAACCTCCGTCAGGGTAACTTTGTATTTGGATTCTTTTTAGATGGTAAAGAGCAAAGTGTTCCTGTTATTATTGGAGTTCTTGGTAATAATGCTCAGACAAAATTAGCACAAGATGGAATAGGAGCAGCTGCAGAAGGTAAAAATAATTTTGGTGCAACAAGTGGATTTTCTGATGGTGAAGTTCCTAAACAAGGAGCATCTAAAGAAGTAGTACCTGAAACTGATTTGGTTGTTGAGAAACCAAAGTCAAATGAACAAGCACAGGAAGAAGCAGCTCAGGGATTACCTACTAATAATCTAGGAACTCCTGCAAATAAACCAGTATCTCCGCAACAACAGGCAGATATTGATAATGCTAGAAGACAAGGTGAAGAACTGGGATTAGCGGGTGAAGAATTATTCTCTTATATTAGGGAGAATGTTCAGAAAGGTATTGAGAATAGGATTAAGAATGCAAATGCTGCTGATGCACCTGTTTCTCCAGGAGCAACCAAGGAAACTGCAGATGCTATTCATCTAACTGGTGCTGCTGATGTTATAAGAGATGATTTATATGAAAAACCTATACCTGTTATGAAACCTGATGATATTGTTGGGTCTTCTCTAAAGTCTATGCAAATTGTTATGGATAATATGACGCAGGATGTTGATAAGTATATGAAAGCCTTGAAGGATGGTGGATATATTGATGCGGTTTCTATGAATAAAGACCTACGTAATCTTAAGGCAGTTCAGGCAAATGCTGCTTGTGAGATATCAAAGTATATGAAGATTATAATGGATAAGATGATGGAATATGTATCAAAGACATTGAATAAAGAATTGGCAGATAAGGTTGCTAAGATGCCATCTAGTCAAAGGTGGATGATGGCAGATATGAAAGAGTTAACTGGAAAGCAAACCCTTCAGAATTATAATCAGATTGCTGATAATATGTGTGGAACTATAGAACAGGTTTTAGAAGATACTTTAGATACTGGTGAGATAATTAAACAGTTCCAAGGTAGGATAGATCGTTCAGTTGATCAGCAAATTAGGGATAGAACAGGACTTTCTGGTGGAGATCCAGGTACTGATGCAACACTTGATATGTTAAATGCTGCTCAAAATGTTGCAAATTCATACAGTGCATCAACTCCTGATCCAGATTCTATAATGGGAATGACTTTAGAAAGTGCCCAACAAACTGTTACAGATTTGACAAAAGAACTTGATTATCCAACAAAACCAAAATTAAAAGATTGTTTTGCAGAAGATTTGGCAGCAAAAGTTATAAGTCAGAATAGGGAATTAATTGATACTGCAAATGATAATATTATCAAGAGTATTAATTATTTTATGAATGATATGCAAAAGATGTTGACAGAATCTGGAGCAACTTCTACTGGTAGTAAGTCTGTTGCTGGCCAGATAATGGGATTTACTGATGAAGAAGTATTAGATCAAGTGAGAGGAGGTACTGCATATATTACTGCAACATCTGTTCCAACTGGTATCTATGGAAATATTAGTCCTGGAATTACTACAAGTTTGGGTAAGGGATGTGTAGTTAATATTAAAGTAGATGCTGGTGGTCTTTGTGGAAAGGGTGCTGCACAAGCTGAACATTATACATGGATAGAAAGAGGAACTAATTATGTTAGTGGTAATCAATCAGGAACTATCTGTGATACTTCTGGAATTGGTACTGGTATGGTGATTAATATGAGTGTTGCTGGAGGTGAAATACAAACAGTACAGGTTCATACTATGGGTACTGGATATAAAGCAGGAGATATTATCTATCCTCATATGCAAGGAGGACCAGGTTCTATTGCTGGTAATGGATCCTTTAAATTGGAGTTAGTACAAGGTCCAATTAATCCAGGTGGTATTGATATAATTAAGAAAGGTGCTGATTATAAAGATGGTGATGTTATATTTGTTGACCAGAATAATTTTGGAGTTAGGTCAACTGATGCAACATTTACTACTACATCTACTAGTACTAAGATTGATAAGAAATTGACAGGAACGGGACAAAGTTTAGATGATATATTAGGATCTATTACTTCTGTTGGTGGACTTGGTGCAGGGGATAATGGTAATTTAACTCAAGCATTACAGTTTAAGAATATTACTGGTAATGTATTCCCGTTTGAGTTGCCTCCTAATTTGGCGGTTTCTGATATGTATAAGATGGGGTCGGGTGGTTTATCTAAAGAGGATGCTGAATTACCAAACGTTTCTAACGTTCATAAAAAAGTGAAACCACTTGAACAAAAGCCACTTCAAGGTATACCATTTATAGAACCTGATATTGGTGAACCTGAATTGAAATTTGATGAAGTTAGATCTAGAATAAATGCTTCTGGTTTATCCTGATAAATATCTAATATGTATTCAGGATATAGTATAGAATAGATGGCAATTGCTGCAACCCAGTTTAATGTATTTGGAAGTCCCACACAGAAGGAAGTTAGTGTGGGATATATTTCTAGTGTTAGGGGTTTTGTTGATGGAGTAAGTTTATGTGAAGCAAATGATTATGAGAAAGAGAATCCAAATACTGCATTTATTCTTAGGAATAGGCAAAGTGTAAAATATCTTGGTATAGATGAGGTTAATGCATAAATACCAGATGATGTAGAATCGCCAGCAGAAGGAACACCAGCAGAACCATGCTCTGGAGAGGGTGCTGTTGATTTTCAGCATGAATGTAGTCGAGTTCCTCAAGCACATCTTTATGGTGGAGGAGGTGTAGGTGCTTTTGCTAATCCAGTTATTGGAATTGATGGTGGTCTATTAACATTAGATATTGTAGCACCTGGTTTTGGTTATCAATATCCACCTAAAGTTGAAGTTAAAGATGAATGTGGATTTGGTAAGGGTGCAGTTGTTAGAGTTGGTGTATCTGATGGTGATAATTGTGTAGAGTCTTGGAAATATTATAAAGATGAATTAGATGAGAATCAACCTGAGATATGTGCTGATACTAGTATTCCATATGGTAAAGTATGGGGTGTTAATGGAAAAGATCTTGGTGATTGGGATCCTGAAAAATATTCTAGATATGCAGAAGATCCTTTGATGAATGAGATTGATAAGTATCTAGAGAATCTTAAGAACTTAAAGAATCCTTGGTGGAATAGTCAGAAAGAATTAAATAAACAGCATATTACTCGGTCTAGTGATGGAGAAGTAACTACTATAGGATATGGTGCTACTGCTCCTGGATGGTCAGATTTTATGAATCTGTATGGAATTTCTCCAGTAGAACCATCAGATGAACCTGGATCTGCACATGGTGGTGAGACTTTTGATTTTGAGTGGGATATATCTTTTCCTTGGAGTGGTCAATATATTTTTAGAGGTTTGTATGATGGTGATATTAATACTGGTGATTTATATGTCGATAATCAGAAGATAACCTCATTAAATGCTAAGAACGGAACTGCTGAACCAGTTAAATATGAAGTTGGTATTGCTACAACAAAGAAAGTAAGTTTTAAACTTCATAATGAAGCAACCACAAAGGAAGCACCAATACAACCAAGTAAAGAACCAATAACCAGAATAGCAGGTGGAAAGTTTATAAAAGAAGGTAAGAATTATTTCTATAAAGTATCTGGAAATGATCTTGTTGATATAGATTTTGATTTTGCTTGGGATAATAGTATTGGATTACCACCAACAGAAAAAGTATCAAACATTGCAACTCAAAAATCAGTTCAATTTAAGATAACTACTGCTGCTGGATATACCAATGGTATGGAAATTGCTGCGTTGAATATGAAATATGAGGCGACTGCGAGTACTAGTACACATAGCAGAGGAAAAAGAAACCAAGTAAATGAAACTACTAGTCGGCAGATTGTAGTGGGTAAAGAATATGAAGTAAGATGTTACACTTATGGAAAGACAAAACATGGAGCTAGATTGAGAACTAGGAGGGTTGATGGTAAAAATGTTTTGGAGTTTGAAGAGTATAAAGATAATGATTGGAATGATGTAATTATTACTCCTTCAGAAGGAAGGTTTTATGATCTTAAGGATGGAGAATATGAGGCTACGGCTAAGTTTAAAGTTGATGCTGAAATTGTTGATAATACTCCTACAGATAGACCTGCTATTAGTAAACTTACAATACAAACAGAGAAAGATCCATTAGTCTTTGAGGTTCCTAAGACTGATCGTCAACTGCCTAATAATAATGTAAAACAAAAACCTTGGGTAAAGAGTTATCAAAATGATACTAACTGGATACGTAATGGTAGAGTTGCTTTTCTAAGAACACATGCTGTTTTTCCAGTTCATGATGCTTCATTAAATGATAATCAAAATAAAGGAACATGGCATATTAACATCACATCTTCAGGTAAGTATACTGTTGAAGTTCAATCAGATGATACTGCAAAAATGGATTGGGATGGTAATCTTATAGGAGAGACTGCATGGAATGACCAAAAAGTAAAATCATTTACTATTGATAATGTTCCTACAGGTATTCATAAATTGTCAGCAACAGTTAAAAATAATTCTAAGTTTGGTGAGTCTTGGTATAATAATCCAGGAGGGGTTGCATGGAGATTGAAAGATCCTTCTGGGACAGAGGTTGCTACCAGTCTTGATCCTTTTAATGATGATAGTCTTGCAAATAATTTAGGTAAAGGTGGTAAAGATTACCAACAAAAAGGTAGTATGAGTAAGAAAGGTAACTTTAAGAATGGTAGAAAATATAGAGTAACATTTGATAGGCTTTCAGGTACTCCAACTCCTCTTATTGGTGATACTGGAGATGTAACTATTCAACCTGAGACTAATGATCAGAAGATTGATTTCTTTGATCAAGGTATAAGGAAAGGTAATACATTACAGATTATTACTCCCCAAAACGCAACCTTTTCTGCAAGAAATGCTTATCAATTATCAAAGGCAGATACTAGAGTATTTTATCCTTCCAATATAAAAACTACAGTGAGGAGTGTATTTAATACATTACAATATATTGATAAAGCAAATAGAAGACTATGGAAAACAACTAATAAAGGTGGACTCTTAGGTAAGTATGGTATTGCTCCTTATGATACTGCATTAGCTCTCCCTGATATGCCTTATCCAGGTAATCATACAATTGTGTGGGGAAATATTAACTTTCCTGTCTCTACGAATTATAATATAGATGTTCATGTTGATGATGATGTAAAAATATCAATAGGTGATCAAGTTACATTTACTAAAATAGGATTTACTCATGGAAAAGATGCGACTACTTATGATAGTTTTGGAGATGCAGTTCAAGCAGTTGGTCAAGGAAAGTTTGGTCACACTGGACAGACAACTCATACTTATTTCATAAAGGCAGGAACATATCCTATTACTGCAGAACTTCATCAGATTCCTGGTGGTCAATGGCCTACAACCAACCCAATGGCATTGGCAATTGATATAAAAGCAGAAGTAGCATATAAAACAGTTGCAGATCCTAAGACTTGGTATGAGAATCCAATGGGTGTTGCATTAACAATAGAAGCACCACCACCTGCACCACCTGCAGCAATAGTTCCACCAGTATTAGCAGAGGGAGAATGTCCAGAGAGTCCTATTTGGCACACTCGGATGAAAACTGATGGTGCTCCTTGGTATCCAGTTAAATTTGGTTATTGGCATAAGTGGACAAATAAGTATGCGATATCTCCAATTCCTCCTCTTAATACACCTGGTACAGATGGTACAGGTAATCAGGATGGATGGAAGCAAACTTGGACAGTAGATGCACCTTATGAGGGAGATTATACATTAAAAGGTACTGTTGATAACTTTGGTATTATTGAGGTTGATGGTGTGGAAGTTGCAAGCAGAAAGGATGATCCTAATATTACATTTAAGGATGAAGAATATAAGAGAGCTAGTTTAGATGTAGTAGTAAAACCTAAAGATACATCTACGAATAAATGGCCACAAGAAACGAAGGTTTATTTATCTGAGGGGTCTCATACAATAAGTGCTACTATTGCTAATTATAAAAACTATGAGACTAAGAAAAAATTCTTTAAGGAAAAGGTTTTTAGTACAAAGGATTGGCAGTCAGCAGCACCTATAAAGAGTAGTAGGAATAATAAACCTCATGGTATAATGTTTACTAAACAGTCTGGTAAATATTATCTTAATGCATATGGTAATGATATAGTAGATGCTGATCTTGCGTATGTATGGGATGCTTTAGAGGGTGATTCTCCTCCACCACCACCTAAGACAGCACAAGCTACGTTCTGGGTTTATCAGTCTGGTGCTAGTGATGGATTAAAGTTTACCTTTACTGCAAGGGATAGATCCCATAGCTTTGTTATAGACTCAGATAAGTTTGTACACAATGCTGCTCCAAAGGAAATAAAGGTTACTGTTAAAACTAATATGGATTATGATGTAGTATCAAGTAGGAATAGTGGTACTACTGAACAAGGATGCCTTGACCCAGATACTTTTGGTATGTCTGGAAAGGAGCAAGACAGTGGGCAAAGTAAATGTATTTTCTGTGATAAGGTTGGTTCTAGAGACGATGATGATGATTTACAGGTCAAAACTACTAATGTGTCGGGAGTTTTCACTGCAGGTTCTTCAATATCATCTGGATCAAGTAAACATGATAGTTGGGCAATAACTTATAAGTTAAGTAATATACCTGGTACACCTCCTAATTATACACCACCAAGTGTAACTAAGATAACGATACAAACAGAAAAAAATCCTTTAGTCTTTGAGGTTCCTAAGACTGATGCTATACCATCAAGTATAACAGGACCACAGAAAGCTTGGGTTCGTGTTGGAAGTTGGCCTGGTGTTTTCCCATCTAATACAAGTACTTTAGGTGATCAATGGCAAACTGGTGAATGGACTGTTAATATAACTACTCCAGGAAATTATACTATGGTATCAGGTTCTGATGATAGATGTAAAATCTTTTGGGATGGTAATGAAGTTCATGGAAGGTCTAGAGGTCAAAGAAGAACAATTGCTAATGTTCAACCAGGTATTCATAAGTTAAAGGGTCAAGTTTTAAATAAAGCTAAGTATGGAAGTGATTTTAAGAAAAATCCTGGTCAATTAAGGTGGACACTAACCGATCCTTCTGGGACAGAGGTTGCTAATAGTGCAGATCCTTTTGGAGGATCTAATCCTGCAGATAATCTTGGTAAAGGTGGTGATCAGTGGAAAACAAATGGTACTATTAAAAAGAGAGGTTCATGGAAAGCTGGTAAGAAATATGAAGTTACTTTTACAAAAGGATATGGTCGCAGACCAGATGGTAGTGCGATTATTAATGTACCAGATCCTACTATTCGTGAGTCTGGTTGGAAAACAGAGGAACAAAAAGTAATTAAACCTAATCCTTTGTTGTCATTTAAGAATCCTTGGGATCGTTTAGAAACCGTAGATGTTTTTCAGATGTCTTCTGCTTCTACAGTAGAGTCACTTATAGTAGATAACACAAGAAATGGTGTGACATATAGTGGACCAGCATTATTTAATTATAGAGATAAAAGATATGGACCATTCATGAATGAGAATGGAGTTTCTCCTGACTATCCAAAAGTTGGTGGTGCTGAGTTAGTTGATTATACTTTTACTAATGTTAATTTCCCTGTTACTGGTGAGTATGAAATTATATTCCAGAATGATCACTCAGCAACTCTTTATCTTGATGGTCAATTAATAGGATCTAATTTCTTTAGAGGACAAGCACACTCAGCATCTAGACATCTTGTAGATATGACTGGTAAAGGTGATGCTAAGAAGATAACAGTTAATGCAGGTAAGCATACTCTTACTGTAAAACCAACTGTCTATACAGCAGAAAGTGGAGGTCCAATAGGATTTATAGATGCTTTGTTCCGTAAACCATCTGAAGATTATTATAGAGGTTCAGCAGAATTTCTTAAGAATCCAAGCACCTTTGCTATAGGAATAACACGATTGGTTGAGGACATACCTGCTGCAGGAACACCAGCAGCTCTTTCTCAATCAGGTAAGTCTTGGTATCAAAATCCAATAGGACTTTGTGCTATACTTATTCCTCCACCATGTAAACAAATAAAATGTGGAAAGGGTAGAATTATTGATCCTTTAGTTGATGATCCTGGATGTGGATATGAGCCACCACCACCTCCTACACCACCAGGAACTCCTGAAGATCCACCTCCTGGTATTGGTCGGACTACTTATAATATTAAACTTGTTCCTACTGAAGTTGTTGTACTTAATCCTGGTATAAACTATAATAAAGGTTCAGGTATTACAACTGAAACACCGCCTGGTGATCCAGAGATAGAGAAAGATGAGATTTATGTAGAAAATTTCCCAGATGAATGGGATTTTGATTGGGATCCTGATGGTGGCGGTGGAATAGGACGGGTAAAGATTGTAAAACATCCAGAATTTCCACCACCAGTTACACCAGTACTTAGAGTAAGAACTTCTTCTGGTGTTAATTTTAGGGGTACAATTACATGGGATATTGTACGTGATCCACTAGTTGATCCTGAAAAACTAATTCAGGTAACTGATCTTGTAGGATTAAAGCAGACTGGATATATAGAAGGTCGTGCATACTATGGATCAGTATACTATAAGAATGGTATTCCTTATGCTGGAATAACTGAGACTGCTGGTAAAGCAATTCAGGTTTATGCTACTCTACAAGAGAGTATTGATAGTGAAGTTACCACACGCCCATCAGCAATTCAGAGACAGGGTACTGATGTTACTAACAATGATCCTAGACTTAATCTTCCAGGAACTCCCGATAATCTTACATAGTACTAATGCCAATATCAAAGAATTTTAATTATAAAGGTAATACTCCTTCTAAAGATAGATTATTACCTTCTTCTAATAATCAACAAGATAATGCTGGTAGTCAATATGATACTGCTAAGATAAATTATACTGCTATTGGATATGGTAATGATCATGGATCTGTTACTATGGGTCAGATTCATAAGTCTTCTGATGTTACTGCAGGAGTAATGCTTAATGCTAGGGATGGATTGCATCAATTCTCCTTAGATAATGATGGTCAAAGAAGAGGATGGACAAGTTCTACAAGTACAGGTGCATTTCAGGTTAAATGTGGAAAGTATCCTTGGATTGAGAAAGCTGCTGAGAAAGAGGCACTTGATAGTTGCCTAATTGAGGCAGAGCATGGTAATATTATTATTAAGGCCAGTAATGGTAAGATCAGACTTGAAGGAACTGACATCGAGTTAGTTTCTAAAGGTGAAAAAACTGATCGAGGTAGTATTAAGATGACTGCCAGTGAAAATATAATAATGGAGTCTAAAAAGACTATTATAAATGCTAAAAATTATTATAAAATGAGTACACCACAAACTATGGAAATTATTGCTAACGGAGTATTAAAAATGTATGGTGCTGTAATTAGAGGTGTTACTGATGCCGTGGATGTTAAAGATTCTAAGGTTGGTGGTAGACAATTCCAACAACGAGTTAAGGAGGGAGCATAACAATGTCTTATAACGTAGACGATCTAAATGTTGGTGGACAATTAAAGGTTGGTACAGGTGTTAATGGTGCTATACAAGAAGGAGCAGAGAAAATTAATGGATCTGCATTAGTTGAGGGTCCTATGGTTGTAGGATCACCTGATGCTTTCAGTGAAATAGAAGGAACTTTGATGGTTGGACCTACTACTAATGATGATGAAAATATTCCAGAAGATTGTTCTCCCTATAAGACATTTCTTGGTGTTTCTGGTGCTCAACCACAAGCAATCTATTCTAAAGGAAATTTGTATGTACAGGGAGATATATTTGTTACAGGATCTGTTGATTGTTTTTCATCTGGAAGATTAGAGGCAAGACATAGAGCAGCAGATGCTTCTCCTAAGAAGTTTGATATGGTTCATCCATCAAAGGGTGAAGGTAATCGTCTTGCTCATGCATGTATAGAAGGACCAGAGGTTGGTGTATATTTTAGAGGTAGACTTCGTAATAAGACTGAGATTGATCTACCTTCTTATTGGAAAGACTTAGTTCATGCTGAGAGTATTTCTGTACAGTTACAACCAATCGGTGCTCCACAGGATATTATTATAAAGAGATGGGATGATGAGAAAATTTATCTCCAGGCAAGAGGACCAATTCCAATTGATTGTTTCTATCATGTGTATGCTGAGAGAAAGGATATTAATGCTTTAGTTGTTGAGTATTCAGGTAAGGACTGGGATGATTATCCTGATAAAGATAACCATGATCCTAAGTATGCTGGAGTGATCAATACGAGGACTAAGTAAGGAAGGGGTTGACAAGGGTTGACAGAGGTGGTATATTATATTTGTTGAGTTGACGAACCCAACACGGGAGTGACTGAATCAAACTTGCTGGCATAAGGCTAGTTAAGGTGATGAGACACAGGTGGTGCTGCACCTTGAAAAGGTGAATCGACTTACCAGTCGGGTCTCAGACAGTGAGGTAAAAATCTACTCATGTAGCAATG